CAGGAAAGACATCTTTTCTGCTGGCAACGTACAGAATATGGTGCGAGTGCCTGACGACCAACTTACCGCGCTATCTGAATTACTGGACTGCAATATCGTGGTACGAGCCAAGGTTGTACCAGATGCAGTGTAAGTTCCAACGCCTATCTCAAAGTCAGTTCCATCTGTGCAAGCATAGAAAGTAGTGTTTCCATCACCTATTTGACTAAAAGCTTCAAAACCAGTGAAGGCACCCGCAAGCGTATAGGTGCCCGTACCTGTGGTGGTAGTGGTTTCTTTTATTCGGTCTTTTATGACCAGTGCCATTACTTCAACTCAATAGTTAGGTTGTTAGTGTTGATACGGAACACATCACCAGTTGCAATTGTTTTTGACGCATCTAAAGCACCTACAAACAAGATGTTTCCAGAACTAGCCGCATCAACTATAAAAGCATGAGTAATAGTATTGTTTGTACCTGTTGACGCAGGAAACTCAATGTTAGCGGCATTCTTAATTGTTTGAGTGTCCGCAGAAGAAGATGTAAGTGTCCAGTTTGCCGCTGTGACTTGTTGCCGTGCGTATGAACCAAAGGTTGCTTCCGTTAAAGAACCCGCCTCTGCATCTGATACTGCTGTCGCCAAACCAACGTAAATACTGTTGCCTGGGGTTGCGAATGAACTGGAGTTGTTCTTAAACAAAAAGTCAAGAATCTTGTTCTCCAGATAGGTGGTTGCTGCATTACTTGTTGCCATTTGTTACTCCTAAGTCCTTGGCCTATCAGGTAAACCCCTACGATACGCATCTGAGTTTTCTCTAGCTTCTGCTAAATCTTTCAGACGTTGTATTTCCTGTGCAAACCTTTGTTCGTACAGTTGCATCATATCTTGCTCACCTTTCATGTAAGTATACGCTTCTACAAGTGCGCCGTAAAGAAGAGCGTTAGGGGCGTTCTCGCTCAACCATGATGTTCCTGAGTCTGCTCCAGCGGTAATGCTAGTGGGTCTGTAGTAATAATGTAATTCAACCGTATAGTTATTGTCTGGTGTTGGGCTTACAATAAAGTTGTCTATATCAAATACACTATAATATTTTGGAACACTGTTTGCGCCTTTGTCTAAATTGTATTGTTGAACAAAGTTGACGTCTTTAAATAATAAGAAATCTTGACTGCCAGAAGTGGTGATTTGCAAAGAAAATGAAGCAAGATAATCAGTTGGACAGCTTAAAAAGGGGTCGCCACTTGATAACGTAGACGTGGCATTTTTACGAAACAACTCAAGGTCAACAAGCGTAAAGATGCGATCCTCTGCACCACGAACAAACACAGGCAAATTTGTCACAAAGGATGTCTCTGTGTTTTCTGCAAAGTCCTGTATGGCTTGCTTTAATTCTCCATATGTAAACGACATACTATTTGCTCACTATACTATTGTTATGTTTCCAACCATGCTGCTGTGATTAGTACATTGATACACTAATGAAGTATCGCTTGGCTCATGTGGTACGATAAATTGTGTTACTCCAGTAACGCTATTAAAGTTTTCTGTGACTCCTGTTGTAAACGCGGATCCACCAGAACTGGTTCTTATTTGTAAAGGATGGGCGCCAACGTAACTGGAATTGTCAATTATATATGTATGACCCTTGTAGAACGTAAAGTTAGGGTTGTTACCTGCGGTAGCTCCTGGGCCAGAAAATGTATAGGCGGAACCAGTTGCAGCGGTTGTTGTGTATGTGGTTGTTGGACCGCTAACTTCATCGTTTAAACGTATCCAGTTTCCGCCATGAGCAAAATACATGCCGCCAGTTGCGTGAACATGAGCAATCGCCCCATGATAGGTTGATGCACTAGGCAAATCAGTCAAAGCGGCGTAGTAAAATACAATTTTGTTTGCACCAGAACTAACGTCAATAACGCCATTTGTGTCAATGATATCTGTTAGCGTAGTGCCATTACCTAACGCATTATAGATTTCGTCAAAGTTATCGTTTACCTTGTCCGCCCCAGCACGGAGAGTATCACCAGTGCCGTCATTTGCGGCGGAGCCAATTCCTACTGTTTGTTTAGCCATTTAACCCTCGTCAAAAGTCTTAGTTGTGGAATCGAGTGTAACACTTGTTGAGTCAAAGGTCGATGCTGTTGTTGAAGCGCTTGCGCCCTCTTCAACAGTTACATTCCCACCGCCACCTCTTACATTACCTAATGATGCAACCTCTCCAGAGATAGTAAATGTGTATGTATTTGTGTCAATAACGGTAATTATATAGCCTGTAGAGAGCTCAATGGTTGATTTTGAAAAACCATCAAAGCCGTTTGCTTTTTTAAATATTACAGATTCTCCCGTGCTTCTACCGTGAGAAACCTCTGTAACTGTAATAATACTGGATCCAGAAACTCCACTTTTAAAACAATTAAGATTTAATAGACGAACAATTGCTGGTTCTGTTCGGTCTGGCCTTGGGTCTCTTAATGCCTCTGCGTCTGTTGACCTTCTTTTTGGCTCTAACTGTGGATGTTTAGATTCGTATTCATCTTTTCCGACAAGAGAGCCGTTCCACTCTTTACGCATGTCTTTTAAACGGTATCTAAACCCAGAACGGTCAGATATTCCATAGGCGTAATTTCCTACAGCGAACTTAGCCATTAACCAACCCTATAGTTCTGTAAACTCGGTGATATATTGAACGAAGCCCTATCTCTATCTTCAGACAAAGCTCTGGCGAACTCCTCTTCGTAAAACTGCTTTAACATTGAAACTTTGTCGGGAGCTTTTTTTATAGCTAAATAATATGCTAATCCAGCCGCTAAACAGGGATAAAATCTAAAAGGAACAAAAACGGTGTTCGTTGTTTTATCGGCGTCATCTAATCTCGTTAAGACGTCAAAGACAAGGGTATCTGTGCTGTTATTTGGCGTGGGCCAGACGTTTATTTCTGGTGTTATTTGTCTGTCTATAAAGAATTGACTAGGGCGAGCTTGTGTATTTTTGTTAGGAATACTTAAATATGCGTCTCGGCTAATTCTGCTAATATTTATATCAGATTGAGATGTTCCTGAGCCTTGGCGAACAACCATAGAAAGAACATCTATAACGTCTGTTCCCATAGCGTATGCAGATGTGCCTTGAGTTACAACCTGAGTTCTTTGTTCAATTGTCCATTGATTTAAACCTCTATTTGACCATTCAGCAAACATAAGGTTCATTGAGCGCTTGGCTGTTTTAAGGTCATAACCATTTCTAACCTCTAAACCACAACGCTCAAAAGCCTCTTCAATGTAGTCAGATACATCTAATTCAAAGTTGGTTGAGCCTGATACAGCCATCACTATTCCTCATTGTAAAGATTATCAAATATTCTATTCACATCTAGTGTATAGTCTAAATCACTTTTTGAATAGTGTATATGCTGAGAGGGTTTAAAGTGTGGCGCTCCCTCGCCCGTTTCAAACCAAGCAGGATGTGTAACTCTTACACGATTATTAGGAAGGGCAACGATGTTTCCTGTCCATTCACCAGCATCAAGCAGTTGTAAAACATGACTTTGTTTATGTTGCGCTGGGTCATCTGCTATTTCAGATTCAGAGTAATCTACTGTAAAAAGATACTTTGCAGGAAAAAACTCGCTATCTATTTTAGCCAACCAAGGGCAGGGCGTAGCTCGGTCTATCACATAAACAGCGTGATTATGCGATGAACAATCCCAAGGTTGAGCGTCATATGTGTTCATGGGTTCGGGCCATTCCTCTAAAGGTATATCAGCAACTAGAGCGGTTATGGGCATTCTAGCCCACATTGCACCTCCATGTACCGTATCTTCCTCTTCACCTTCTGCTTCGCTTCCAGTAAACATAACTTGGAAACTCAGACATCTGTTAGGCATGGACGTTACACCAACGACCATTGCGTGCAAAAACTCACCATGATATGCCTCATGGTTATGAGTATACTCGCGCCGCACCCATGCCTTAAAGTAGGGAACATTGCTGTATAAATATGGCATTATGCTTTAGATACTTTGTATCCTAAATTCTTAGCAGCAGCACGAAGTTGTGCAACGGTCATTTTTTTGCCGCCAGTAGCACCGCCTTTTTTCATCATCCGTACTTTCTTGCCACCAGCAACACCGCCTTTAGCCATTCTTCTCATTTTCTTGCCACCAGCGGCTCCGCCTTTAGCCATCTTTTTAACTTTACCACCAGCACGGTAGCCTTTTTTCTTCATAGCCATTTTTATCTCCTTATGACTGTGTTACTGCACCCTTTGTGCGCTTTCTACGGTTTGACATTATCACACCGCATCCCCTAGCAACAGCCGTACCAGCCACCTTTTTACCCTTGAAAGGCCGCTTAACTAACCCTCCCTTTTCAAGGTTTCTGACTTTGGCTTGTTTTGTGTTAGATACCACTGTCTTGCCTTTTGCTCCAGCTCTCTTTTTCTTTCTTGCTGTAGACGCTCTTTCAGCTTTTGAGAGGCTTCTAGCTTTTGAAGCTGGTAGGCAACGGTCTGGGTTTTTCTTGTCTTTGGATGTGCCACATTTACCCTTAATGCTTCCATCAGTACCAATACGAACCCAATCTTGTTTTAACCATTTTTTTAACTCACCCATTTTAGGCTCTTTTTTTCTTACCCAATACTCGTTTTAAAGTTTTTGCTTGTTTTGCATGTAGCTTAGATGCCTTGTTTAGCCCTTTAACAACTTTACGAACCTTTTTCTTATTTGACTTTGTAAGGGTCATTTTCCTTTTCTCTTTCCGCCTTTTGATTTTTTGGCATAGTTTGGATCTTTACAATACTTTGAGGCGGCCAAATTAGCGTATGCGCTTGGATATGTATCGAAAGTGCGCTTTGCCCAAGCTTTGCCTTCAGGGCAAATCTTGCTCCCCTTTGATTTTTTTGAAGCCGCGCCACCTTTTCGGAAGTAAGTTAAACCTTTTGGAGTAGGATTGCTCTTCATTTTTTTACGACCTTTCATCGGAGGCTTGGATACTTGGTTTGCGATTTGCCCACGCGATATCGTCATTTACCCTCTCCTGTAGATAAAAATCCCAAAGCTCTGCTAAAAGCTTATTATTTTGGTCAACTTTGACTGATATAACAGCGGTTTCAGTTTTTAAATCAACCACGCTAAAGGCTATCCAGCCAATAAATGCAAGTGTTGCACCACCAATAATGCTGTTTATGTTTAACACTTCCATCTCCGTCTTGCCTGCCTCAAACGACTATTAGGATTTTTTGCCGCTTTAGGAAACTTTTTCATTTGACCTGCACTACGAGCACAAAATGACTTACGCCTTTTTGCCGCTTTTGAACCTTTTTTAACTTTGCCCGTAACTGCTGTTTTTAACTTGGA